AAACAATGATATAGCATCTCTCGTTCTAACGAAAAATGAGGTTAAAAATGCTTATAGATCCTAATAATTTCAATTTAACTATTCATAAACAAAAATCAAGAAAAGAAAAATATGATTGCCTAACTGATTTCGGAGTTAAAGAAAAGCCTATAATCAAACCATGGCATGTCTTTTGTGAAGAGTTAACGCCAGGCGAATATTATATGGAAGATAAAGCTAAGAAGATGCACAAGATAACTTTTCACACACAAGTTATGGTTTATGCCAAGTTTGATGGAAAAGTAGTAACTGGAAACCATTTGAGCCAAGAAGAAGTTTGGCAAGATTTGTGGGACAACTATGTTCTTAAAGAAGATGTCAAACAAACGTCTCCAGTAATTCCATTCAATGCTGTTTCTTTGTATGGAGTTATCAATGGATAAAAGAAAAATTCTTACAGATGATCAAGAATTAAGATTAAAAATTTTATCCGAAAAATTAAATTATTTAACAGACATACAAGGGGTAAATGACCAATCAGCGCCCCTACTGGTTTTAGCAGATCAAATTGGTCATGCTATTGAAAATAATAGCCTTTCATTAAAAGATAGTAGTTTAGATCATTATATTTGCATGGGTATAAGGCATGGCCTTTTCGGTGCAGAGGCTAGAGATAATGCAAGTATAGAAGATGTATTCACTGACTTAAGAGTTTCAATCAATAATGAAGATGAATAACAAATAATCTCTTGCCAAACTCCTCAACCCAGCACATCCTAGCTGGATGAATCAAACAGAAACTCTATTTTGTGGCATTGATCCTGGTCTTAAAGGTGGGATCGTATTTCTAGCTGATAGCGGCAAGATCTTTTACAAGTTCCCAATGCTAGCAGATACTGGAGCTATTGCCGAGTTCTTCACAAAGTTCACATATACCCACCTGGAACGTTACAAACTAAGATTCTTTCTCGAAAAAGCACAAGCAATGCCAAACCAAGGCGTAGTTTCGATGTTCAACTATGGATCTCATTTCGGATCTCTGGTTGGTATCCTATCCACGCTAGGTGCGGTTTATACTCTGGTACCGCCTCAAACCTGGACAAGCAAGCTTCATACTGGCTATGATGGATCTAGCAAAGAAAAATCATTGAAGCTAGCAAAAGACATCTTCCCTGGAGAAGAGTTTCTAATATCCGAGCGATCAAAGAAACCGCACGAGGGTTTAATTGATGCCGCTCTTATAGCTGAATTTGGCAGGCGCAAATATATGGGATGGATTTAGAACATGGGTGCAAATGGCAATAAAATAACTCTAACTAAAGAGCAGATCGATACTGCCGCAAAACTAGCTGGTATTGGCTGCACGTTGGAGCAAATTGCCTACATCATCGGAGTTTCACCTGCAACATTAGATAGGCTTAAGAAAAGGGATGAGGCATTGGCTGATGCTTTAGATAAGGGAAGAAGTCTTGCTTCATCAGAAGTTTTAAAAACAGCATTCAAAATGGCGACTTCTGGCAAGCATCCTTGGATGACTGGTTTCTGGCTTAAATGCAAGCTTGGCTGGAAAGAACCGAAGCATGAAGAGATGCAAGCGCCTGAAGAAAATAAGACACTAACTTTAAACTATCAGAAGTAACATCATGATATATTCTGAAGATAAATCTTTGAATGCATTGCTAGAAGCACACAAAACAAAATGCAAAACGTTCAATGTCCGATCTATGGAAATATCAGAAGGGCGTTTTTGTTCTTACTGTAGCAATTGCCATAAAACTTTCACGATGTGGGAATCTAATGACAGACGAGGAACTAAAGTTAGCAAAGCTGAAGATCGCGGATTTAGTGATCGAGATTGGGATCCTGGAGATCAAAAAGCAAGATACCGTAAAGTCATATAGCAATGTGATCAAAGTTCTAAAAGAAGATGTTGATAAATATTGCAGAGCTATTGAGGCGAAGGATATGACTATCATCAATGGTTATTGAGCTATAATGGTTTCATGATTAAATCTGAACCATACTTCACAAAATTTTCCCCTGACGTTATTCCATACCAACGTGCGGTATGTGATCTTGTCCGTGATTTCGATTATACAAAGAACAATCTTCAAATCCTTCTCTCTGGATCATACGGCTCTGCAAAGACCACGCTGATGACCCATCTTGCAATTCGTCACTGTATCGAAAACCCTAAGGCTCGTGTGTGTGTTGGTAGGAAAGCATTGCCAGACTTAAAACGCACTATATGGCGTGAAATACTGGATCACATGCAAGAAGATTTTGAAGAAGGTAAAGACTATAAAATAAACCGCACTGATTTTGTTATACGTTTTAGAAACGGCTCTGAAATATTCGCAGTTTCATGGGCTGATAGGCTTTATAAAAAGTTTCGTTCTCTCAAGATCTCAATGCTGGTGATAGAAGAGATCGTGGAAAATGATGAGGAAGATTTTGAAGCTTTCAAGCAACTATCTGCAAGGTTGCGTCGTTTACCGCACGTCAAAGACAATCTTCTTATTGCAGCAACAAACCCAGACGCACCTGGTCACTGGGTTTATAAGTATTTCATCGAGCCTAACACTCATTCCCAGCATGCTTTTAAATACGTCTTTTATTCCAACACCGAGCAAAACCCTTTCCTTGATGCTTCGTATATAACCCAGCTTAAAGAAACAATGACGCAAAAAGAGGCTGAAAGGTACCTTGAGGGCAGATGGAATGAATTAAAAGGTGAAGTGATCTATTATGAATATGATTCAGCTACAAACTACCTCAAGGATCATGACTACACTCCCAACCCTGCTTATCCAATTGGCATAACATTTGACTTCAATATCGGCGATGGCAAGCCAATGTCGGCTATTATGTTCCAGCATATAGATAAGACGTTTCACTTTTTCGCGGAAAGCGTGATCTTTGGTGCAAGAACTTCAGAGGTGATGGAAGATTTTCTATCCCGTGGGCTTATTTCAGAAGCTTTTACATATGCCATCTATGGTGACGCAGCTGGTAAAAACAGTGACACAAGATCAACAAGGTCCGATTATGATATAATCCGCCAAATACTTCAAAATAATAGAATCAAATTCACTTACAACGTACCTCCTGCCAACCCTCCAGTGCGGTCAAGGCATAACAAGGTGAACAGCTATTGCAAGAATGCACTCGGTCAAGTGCGGTTTTTTATCCACAAGGGATGCAAGACTGCTGATGAGGGTATGAGGTTAACGAAGCTTAAAAAGGGTGGGAGCTACATTGAAGACGATAGCAAACACTATCAGCATATAACTACGGCTATTGGATACGCCGTCTTTTATATTGACTTACAGACAAGCAAAAAACCGCAAGGCTCGGTGGAGTTTTAAAGATGTTAGATCCTAAACAGGTCATTGATTTAGTTCAAAGCAAGCGCTCTTATCTTGCGCATAACTACATGCTGATTGATATATTTGAAAATAATCTTTTACCTTACATCGATTGCGACATGAAGAAGCAATTTAGCTTGCAGATGTATGAGCAAGCTAAGATCCGCACGGTGCCTATCAACATTCTGCCAAAGATCATCGACAAGCTAACTGGTATATATAACAGGCCAGTGCTTAGAGCCGTGATTGACGGTTCTCCAAAAGACAAGGAACTTCAAGCCTGGTACCAATATAAGCTTAGAATGAATGTAAAGATGAACTCTGCTAATGAGTTCTTTAACCTTTGCAAGTCAACATTGATCCAGCCTTATATCTATCAAGGCGTGCCATACCTTAGAAATATCCTTAATGATAAGTTCCTGGTTTATTCTGAAAATGAAGTTGATTCAACCATCCCAACTTATGTCATCATTATTTCTTGTGAGTATGGGAAGGAATACTACACGGTTTATTCAGATACCGAGTTTATGATTTGCAATAGCGACGGGCAAATTGAATATCAAATGATGCAAGAACTATACAATGAAGAAGGCATCAACCCGCTTGGCATTATTCCTTTCGTGTATATCAACTCTTCACAATACCGCCTCTATCCCAAGACCGATGAAGACATCATTAAGCTGACTAAAATCATTCCTATCATGCTTACAGATCTAAACGTGGCAGCAATGTTTCAAGCGTTCTCAATTATGTATGGTATCGATCTAGATGATGAGAACTTAAAAATGTCGCCTAATGCTTTTTGGCGTTTAAAATCTGATCCTACATCAGACAAAAAGCCTGAACTTGGAATGCTCAAGCCTCAAGTTGACTATGCTGAAGTTCTAAACTTGATTCAAAGTGAGCTAATGATGTGGCTTGGCACTAAAGGCATCAGAGCATCATCGGTTGGATCACTAACACAAGAAAACTTTTCTTCTGGTATCTCAAAAGTCATCGATGAGATGGACACATATGAGGCAAGACAAAAGCAAATACCTTTCTTTGAGTCAGGAGAAGCGCAGCTCTGGGATTTGATCCTAAAATATATGCATCCTCACTGGGTGAAGACTGGGCAAATAGACAACAAAGCTTTATTTGATCCTAATGCCTTCGTTCAAACTGTATTTGCAGAGCAGCTACCAATAAAAACACGTGGTGAGGTAGTTAAAGAAGTGCGTGAAGAGTTCGCAGCTGGGTTTATTTCACGCAAAAACGCTATCAAGAAGCTAAATCCTGGCTTGGGTGAAGATGAACTTCAAAAATATATTGAGGAAATTGATGAGGAAAGAGGATTCAATAAGCAGGAACAAATAGAACAAGAGAACGATCAAGAAGATCAAATGGAAGATACGCAAGAGGAAAAAGATGGCGGATTGGCAGAAGATTGAGCTCAAAATCCCTTCAGATCTCAAGCCAGCGCAGCGTGAAGAGCTTGGTGACTTGATCGTGGAACATATCTATGACCGCACCAATCGTGGTCTTGATAAAAATGGTCGTGAGTTCCCTGGTTACTCTGCTGCTTACAAAGCATCACTTGATTTTAAAAACGCTGGAAAGTCTGCAAGCAAGATTGATCTTCAATTAAGCGGAGACATGATGGCTGCTTTACAACTTTTAAAGCACAAAAATGGCGCAATTGTTGTAGGCTTTGAAAGAGGAACAGAAGAAAATGCAAAGGCTGAAGGTAACATTCTAGGTACCTATGGAAGAGATAAGCCGATAAGAGGAAAGAAGCGTGATTTTCTGGGAATTGAATCAAGAAAATTAAGGGAGCTTATCGATTATGTCCGACAAGGTAGTTAGATCTCTTAAAAAGTTATTCAAGAAAATAGAAGATACATTAGACGAAACTATTAAACGTGAACAGATGATTAGCCTTGGCAATTTTACTGCAAACCTAATCAGAAAAAGAACCCGCTTAGGGTATGGAGTTGATAGGCAGTTTGGCGTCAAACAGAAATTAAAGCCGCTTTCTCCCCGTTATGTATCAGCTAGAAAGAAGTTCAAAGATCTTTCAAATGC